AAGTTATTTTCGTTAATATAATCATCGCCCCAAAATAAAGCGTCTGGATTATAATCTATAATAGTTAATCTGGCACGTGATATAAATTGAACGGCTGTATCAATGTCCATTTTATCAGCTTCGTTGATATAAAGTATATCGCGTCTAAATCCTTTACCTACGTCATTAACATCAGCACCTAAGAAATCTAAATAACTGCCGTTTTCGTATTCGTGTTTGCTTTCTGATTTATTAAAATCTGCTTCATCTTGAATTACATTCCAATCACGGCAAATCTTTTTATAGTCACGAATAACCGTGCGCTTCATTTTGGATAACTCAGAAGACAAAACCGTTGCTTCTTTTTCTGAATTTAAAAGCGATTGTATTATAAGTTCTAAAATAGAAACTGTTTTACTCGCTCCTTGACCTCCACAAACAACAAAAACATCTTCATTAGGATTAGACATGATTAAATCTAAAATCTTGAAGTATGCTTTAGTGTACTTAAATTTATTTTCGGCTGCCAATGTCTGGTAAATTTGGAACGTTTAAAGATCCTTTTACGTCAATTTCTTTTTTATCTGATAGATCATTTAACCTTTGCGTTATAGACGGATTGAATACGTTTAAAAGCCCCCCTGTTATCTGATTTTCTCTAATCGAGTTCTTTATACGCGAACAGATAGGTAAAAACTCATAGTATTTATCATCAATATTTTTAAAATACTGTTCAATACATCCAACTTCTATATCCCAACAATAACGTTTAAATCCTTCTAAAGTAAGCGGTAGTTTTAGTTCATCAGTTTCTCTTACTCCCTCTTTACCAACATATTGAACTTTAAGCCATTCAGATTCCTTAGACTTTAGATCAACAACATAGTCCTGAAACAATTTCCACATCATTTCAGGACTATCTATATTTCTTGGCCTTCCTGTTTCCATTACTTTCTAATTATTGATAATACTTCAGCTAACTGATATTTTTCAAATGATAATATTTCTTTTGCTCTTTCTTCTGAACATTCAAATTCTTGGTTCTTTAATCTTTTTATTTTAGTTTTGGTATCGTGAAAATTAGCCAAAACTTTTAATGTTACTATTTTCATGACTCAAGTAATTTAATCCAATCTGATTCTTTCCCTAATTCTTCAAACTCAGGAACTATTGGAATATTATTTAATATTTCTTCAAAGTTAATTCCTTGCATATCAAACGGAACAATATAACCGTTAACACCGTGCTTAATTTGTTCGTTTCCACTTGCAAAAGGTGTTATGATACATGGTGTTTTAACTTGCATTGCCTCGTAAACTGAATACGCGAAACCTTCTGTATCTGAAAGCTGTACCAAATAATCGGCTTTGTTAATTTCCTTGAACGGCTCTCTGGTAACTCCTTTAAAAATTACATTAGGACAATTCTTAAACCATGAAACAACTTGCTTTGCAAAACTATGCGTTATGTTTCCGTAAACATTCCAAATGTACGGTATTTTTTTTGAATCTAATTGTTGTGCTAATTGAAGCATTCTTTTAAAACCTTTTTCACCAGATAACCTACTAACAGTTACCAAATGTAAAATATCGTTTTTAAGCTTCGATTCTAGTTCGATTGAGTTATCTAGTAGATTATAAATTATTGCATCGCATTTGTATGGCGTTACTTCTTCAAAAGCTAGTTTAACTATTTCGCCTACACAAACATGATGCGTTGTTTTTTCGTGTTTAATATATTTGAAATTCCAATTTGCAATAACATGTCTAAAATCAGCATGGCAAACTTGAACTATTTTTTCGGCTTCTATATTGTTATAAGGCGAATACCCCCAAGCAGTTGAATTGACAAAGTAATTAAATCGGTATTGTTTTGAGTGATCAATTTTAATTACATCAATATATTCGGAAATTTCAAATAGTAATTGTGGTTTTTCTACCCAGTCAAATAATAGAGTAATTTTATAATGCTTTGACATTCGTTTGCAAAAATTTTCAACGAACCTCTCGACTCCACCTATTGAATTATAGTTACTTATATAAATACCTAAAGTCTTTCTCATTCCTCAAAATTACAAAACCCTAATCAATAAAACAAATAAACCGATATTATTAGTATTACGCATACCACTTGTCGATTTTATTGTATTCGTCGACTACATCTTTGTGACCTAGTTTTATAAGTAATTCACATAGTAATTTATCGGCTTGCTGATGATTAATTTCTATATCACCGTCGCCTTGTAACTCTTTAATCTTTACAATATACTCTTCTTTTTTGGAATCGTTATTGCTTGTAAATCCGTTTATTTTAAAAGAGTATTCGTATTCTTGATTTGTCTTTGCATCAATCACTCTGCTTTCAATATGGGTTTTTAATCCGCAAAGTTCAAATATTGCAAATGCGTGTTGAGCGGAAAGTTTAATAAAACCATCTATAATCTCCTTTTTTTCTTCATCAGTCATAACACAATTTTTAAATTATCTTTTTACCTAGTTGTTTTTACATTACTTGCGACAGCCATTTTTTAAAACTATCAGATTCTATCATTATCCCTTTGAAAGTTTCTAAATGCCTTAAATCAAATGAATCTAACACAATCCCTTTGTCTTTGAAAATATCTGTGTATCTGTCATAAATATCGCCTGTAACATACTCGTTATTATATTTTTTCTCAATACTGTAATAGATCTCAAGCTGTTTTTCAGAAAAATTAAGATTATATTCTCTATTTGACGGATGATCTATGCAATCAAATATTTTTTCTGTAGAATATTTGTGAGCGTTATTAAATAAACTGCTAATAAATTTCTTTTCAAACTCAGTAGAATTATCCGAAGCAAATACTGCTTTATCTGTTTTTAATAATTGATGGACTTTTATCATTTATTTTTTAGTTATTTATTTGTTTTTGTGCGGTTGACGTTAGTTTTGTATTACACTGAATTAGATCTTCTATAGTAGATAATCTTCCTAGTGATTTAGGTAATTTATCTTCAAATACCATTTCAAAATATAAGTTTGAATTTATTATGTTAATAATAACATCGTCTGACATAATTTGATTATTAACATAGCATTCAAACCCCTTAAACAAACAAAGCTTTTTTGCTTCTTTATATTCGAAACAATCATTTTGATATTTAGCGTTGAAAGAAGCGTTTCTAGGAATGCCTTTCAATATAGGAAATTCCAAAACAACCCAAACACCATCAACTAATTTGCAAGGAACAAACTGCCAGATTTCTAATGGTTGTTTGCCAAAATTAACTCTTTGTCTGTGTAAATCCCATCTTTGTGACATTGTCATTAACGGAAGATTATGCAGCCAATCCGAATGATCTTGTATTGATGTTAAATTTTCCATACTACAATCTTTTTCTATTAATAATCAACACTCCAAATCCGATTAATACAGGTATCAAAACCCATAAATCATTTATTACATTTTGTATCATAATTTTATTTTTTAAATATTTCTTTGTCAAACTTATCTTTATCAAAATAATAAATTACAGGCAAATTTTCTGTATATCTGTTTTTTTTATAATATTCTACAGCATCTCTTTGGTTATAAAAAACCCTGACAATATCACCTGCTTGCATCGCATAATGCGTAATTCTTTCATATGAACAAGACACTCCGTATTTATTAGAGAAGAACCTTAAGTTTTCTACATCATTGTGTATAAATATCTTATCCATAATCTAATTAGTTTTAATGATCACATGATCCATTTTAAAAGCCCCTGTTCGTCTTATTTTATCCCCATTGAACTCTACTATAAAAATAGAATCATTAACGATTTTAAAGTCGTTTGTGTAGAAATTACCCTTTGGTGTAATTATCTTGTAGTTTGTTACGTAGTGAACTTTGCACGATACGCAAAGGATAAGGAGGAGGATTAGTGTTTTCATTGGTTAAGTTTTTTGATTTTCCATCTACCAATAGCGCTTCCGCTACTTTTTTTCTCAGTAAACATATTGTCACTATAATAGAAATTATAAATCTGATTAGAGTGTTCGTAATTAAACACATTCACAGATACGGCGTCGTCTACTACTCCACAATGTTGTATTATATATCCTGCTCTCATAAATTCTCAATTATTTCAGTTAGTTTTTTATTCATCTCGTTGTTTGATTTGAATGCTTCGGTTAGGGTCATTTTTTCGATTCTTTTTTAATTTCTTCCTCGCTTCTTTCTTTTGCGTACTTCCTAACATCTTTAATTACTTTTGGGTGGCAACGAATAGGAAATGTTTTTTTTCCTGATTCTGGACGTCCTGCTCCTTTTGGGTTTGTTGGTGTTTTATTCATAGTTATTTACGTTTCTTTTTCTTAGGCTTTAAATGAGTCATTTTATTTCTTTTCTTTTTATAGTCAACTGTGATAGTTGCTTTAAATTCCATTAAACGCAAATCGTCAAGGTCGGTTAATATTTCTCTATATAAATTTTTAGCTTTTATATTCGTTAATGATGAAGTCATATTTTCATCTTCTTTTATCGGTTGCATAATCAATAGTTATTTTTGGTCATAGTTATTAAATGGGTAAAACATTAATGTTAAAATGAACCCGAAATACATTCCTCCTAATAAACATTGAAATTCTGTTAAAGTCATAAGAATTATTTTTTACTGTTAATAATAATTTATTTTATTTGTATTTCATAGTTTTCGAAACTGTTTCCGTTTGAATCTATATACCCACTTAGATTTTTTAAACAAAGACCATTCTCATTTGCTGATTTAATGAAAATTTTCAAAACCTCATTATCTAGTGACTTGTTTTTGTTGTCGTGTTTAAACTTAATGCAAGGACAGCCCTCTTTATCTATATTTAATTCAAAATCTGCTTTCATTATTTACGTTTAAAGTTATTGTAAATTACCAAAGGAATAAAACAGAAAAAATACATTATCGACTTTTCAATAAAATCCCTTTGTTTTAAGTCATATTCTTCGATATAACCATCTGAGCATGTTTTACCAGAAACAAAATTTATTCTACAAAATCCATCAATTTTTTCTTTTACTACTAATCTTTCGTGATCTAAACTTTTAGTAAAAGGATTTGTACTCAAATATTGTCCGCTTGAATAGCAAGGTTTTGAATAAAGTTCGAATCCAAATATAGGGAACATATAAACACTGCCTACTTTAATTTCTTTTTCTTGAAACCACACTTTTTGATTTTCGGTTAACCATTTCATAATTATTAGTTTTTTAAATTCTTTGTAAAGATATTTAATTTATTGATATAAACAATTAAAAATACAAACTTTAACATTTACAAATTAATACTGCTGTTTTTTTTGGTGCAACATTCTATCCTTACTTTTTCTTTTTTCTTTTAGGAATGTAAATTGGGCTATGCCAACTTCTTAAATACAATACATTTTCATTTTGTTTAGCATTGTCATTGATTTCGTTCCTTTTGTCTCTATTAAATTTGTAGTCTGCTTTTCTCATTTCCCTATAATTTATAATTAATTTTTAAACGATTCGTTTGATTTGTGGTTATACTTTCAGTTTTTTCAGCTCTGGTTCAATCATTTGTCGTCTGTTAAAACTAGCTCCTTTTGCCAGCTCATTCAGCCTATCGATAAGCACCTCTTTAGGCTCTTCAATCAATTCAATAGTAACCTTGTATTTTCTATAACTTAAAAAGTTAATACAGCTAGGTTCGTTCATTTTTAATTGATCTACAAAATAATTGTTGTCTAAATTCCTGTACGTTTCAAATATTTTAGTTTTCATTTCATTCAATTTTTTAAGTTATTTCAAATAAGGGTTGTTAGTTTTCAAAGCTATCTTCAATTATTTCTACATATTCTTTTAGCGTTTTGTCTGTTTCAGATAATTCATTCATCATGCTTACTGCATCATTATAGCAACTGACAAAATCGCCTGATGCACCATAATCTAAAATTCCTTTGTAAAAGTCTGTTAAAATTTCTCGTTGTTTAATATTCATAATTACTGTTTTTAGGTTGGTTAAATGTCTTTGGCGGTGTATTTTACTTTTATCCTATCCAGCCATGCTATATTAGATTTTAAATGCCTTTTGCATACTGTTTTATTAACAAGTTTACCATTAGGCAATATGTATTCTATTTCAAATTTAGCATTACAACCACACTCTTCATCGATAAGATAAACGAAAATGTTTGTAATTTTCTTAGATACCATCTGGTTACATTTCGCTTCGCTCATAATTTCTCTATTTCGTTTTAGTTTTTAAATAAGGTTCTGTTTTATAAAGCTCTCGTTCTTGTGTGGTTAAATTAAATTTTTCAATGTTTGGCTTAAAACCCGTACCAAATCTATAAGAGTTAATAGCTTCTTTTTTAAGATGTTCTTTAATGGCTTTTTTAGAAACAAAATCCCAATATCCGTCTCCAGATTCACTTCTTTTATTTTCAAGGTGGTATGCTGTTATTTTAGATTTACCGCCTACAAAAGAAACTGAGTATCCAATCACTTTATCCGATCTTAGTTTATCATCTGTAGGATTTTGAAAATAATCAGATATACTAAATCCAAAATTCAAACTCCAAAGCATAGAGCCTATTTTATATTTAGGTTTAAGATATATTTTTACTGTTGGTTTCATAATTTTTATTTAAAGTTAATATAAGGTTCTGTTTTTGGTGGTTTTAGTAATATAGTTTGAAATTCATGCAAAGTTTTTGATAAGTAATATTCGTAACCTAATCCCTCAACTAGTGATTGAAATTCAATCTGGTTATCTTGTTGGTCATTGTATCTAACTTTTAACTCGAAGAACATTACCTTACCGGGTAAAAAAACAATTAAATCAGAACACCCCTCTTTTATTACAACGTCCTTTCGTTTATAAGCTAATTCATTTACAACCGGAACAATGCATCCTTTTTTGTATCGTTCGTATTCATTCCGGAACCATGCAATACATTCTAATTGTAAAGTATGTTCGCTAAAATGGGAATTCTGAATTTTCTTCTTTATCATTTGTTTCTGTTTTAAATTCAATAAATCTACTATTATGAGTTCTTCCATGTTCAAAATCAATATTATAATACTTTCCGAATTGCTCTAACCATTGAGTAAATTTCTTTTGACTAAGCCATTTCTTAAAATCCTGGTACTCGTTAATGAATTTTATAAAGTATTCGTTTTTATCTAACCTAATACCCATTGGCAGATTGTCAGTATCTGAACTCCATTCGTAAAATTCGTATGATGTTTCTTTTATAAATTTTCTAACTTCTAGGTTATGGAAGTCATGTTTTACTAATCCGTTTTGCAAAAAGTATTGCTCGCAATTAATCATATAATTATCAAAAGCTAACCATTCTTTATCATCCCAATCAGAAAATAACATGTGTCCAAATTCATCTAATGGAGTGTGTTTATAATTGAAATATGCTGACATTTCTACTTCAAACTTTCGTCTTTCAAATGAGCCACCAATACCGCCAATAGTATAATTTGTAGTTATAAGTATCTTTGGCGATTTTTCAACCGGTATAGATATAGCATCCTGTCCTTTGTACTCTAATGTAATCCCTTCAGTAATCAGACTAAATAACGATTCAAAATTGAAATTCTTTTTAACATCATCGAACACTAAAATTTGGGTATCTGTTGAAACTGTTTGATAAGGAAATGATTTTGTAAACTCAAATGTTTTTCCATCAATTGAAGATACTTTTTTCATATTCTTTAATGCGTTCCAAAATAAACCTTTTCCGGAACCTCCGTTGGGGTTTTCTGAAATAGTTTCATCATTAAAAACAATAGCTTTATTATTTGCCGATGTTTTGAATGAGTGTAAAAGATAACCTATAACGGATTTAAAACTGTTATATTTTGTAACATCTTGACCAGATATAAGCCAAAGAAATTTTCTAAATATTGCCTTGTGATGATCGTGTTTATTAAAATTACGGTCTATAATTTGACGCTTCCATACATAGCCATCAATATCAATATAATCAATTTCTTTTATACTATTTTTAGTAATTTCAACAACACAATTTTTATAATACAAGTAGCAAATATCCTTAGTATCTTCTTTTATATTTATATCTGTTGTAGATAACATTGATAAAAAATCAGACTTAAAATAAGAAGTGTTTCCAGCCATGAAATCATAAGGAGCATAACCAATATTAGGACGCTCTAAAATATTGCTTAAAACATAATCCTTTATTCTTTTATCACTTGTTTCTTCTAAAAGATTCTGTTCTTTTTTTATGAATGTAAAAGTGTTGCTGTTTTCACTTGGATAATATTTAAAGAAATTATTTTGCTCTAGCCAAAATTTATATTTATGAGTAGATAATAGTATTTTATTTTTTTCATTATAATACCAAAATTCATCAATATCTAAATTCTCTTTTATGTTTGAAATATCAACATCTTTAAATTTAGCTTCGATTTCTTTTTTAGGTTTGCCGGCACGAATTAACTTTTCAATTTTTTGCCTTGTATCGTTATCTTCAAAATGCTTAGTACCGGGAGGACTTGATTTTTTATAAGAACTTTTTACAATAGATAATATTTCTTTTTCTTTACCTCCAGAGTTAAATTTTAAACATTCATGCTCTGCGTCTGTTTTAGAAATACCGAAGTCATAAAATGCACTTGCTAAAATATAAAGATTTGTATTCTTTTTTCCTTGCGTCATTCCGTGCTTTTTCTCCCACCATATTAAAAGCTTTTCAATTATTTGGTTTTCCGATGTAAGCCTAACTAATGGCTCTGAAATACCGGCTCTTCTAATTCAATCCAAACTGAACTGTCGTAATTAATATAAATATCCGGGTCGTAAGATTCAAAACAAAATCGGCTAACGTCTGAACCACTATCATCCCAATTAGGATGACTGAAATGTTTTTTTAGTGTATTGAAATATCCTTTATGATTTTCAACTTTAGCGGGTATCTTAACCAATGCTTTTACCCCTTTACCACTAGGGCTTATCCATGTTGCGTAAATGAATTCATCTGAAGAAATACTATCCTTTAAAATAATGCTTTCTTCTATGTTTTGTAATTTATCAAAATCTAAAACAATAAATCCTGAATGTTCAATCAACCCGGACAAAGAACGTTGTTTAAATTTTCCATTAAAACAAACACCCGGAAGCGATACTTTATTTTTTGAATAATCTTCATCACTCATTAATCTAAGTTGATTAATTAAGTCTTTTGAATTACCATCTCTTATACGTTTTAATGCATAGTCAATAGATTTATTAAAAGGGTTATTTGGATCACGAACTGATTTAAAAAAAGATACTATTGACATATTAAAAGTGGATTAGTTATAAAAGAGAAAACCTCCTAAATTGCCTTCACACAATTTAAGAGGTTTCTCGGATTAGTCTATTGACTAAAAGTCTTAATACAAGTGAAGGTTTGCATTGCAAATATAATTATATTATTTTAATTTCAAAACAAAATTTCTTTTATTATGTGTTCTAATTAAAATATATTCTAAACCTCTTATTTTGCAAAACTCGTGTAATAGCATTGTCATTTTCTTTTGACTTATATTATTACTCATTTGTAAATATATTTTCCTAGAGTCGTAAATTTCTCCATAAACTAAATTTTGATTAAACCACTCAAATATTTCTGATTTTTCATTATCAAATTCTTCTTCTGATTTTTCTAAAAACTGCTCATTAATTAGTTCAGATGTTTTTTTATACCACTT